TCCAGAACTTCGCAGCGGCCAACGCCAGCGTGCAATACCAAGGGGGCAGCGGCAAGGTGCGGAACTTTGAACGCTTCCGGCCGGGGACGATGCTCGACACCAAGGCCAACGTCGAATTCAAGGAACTCGGGGCGCTCGATTCGCCGGCTTTCGTCACGGTGCTACAGGCCGAACTGCGGACGATTGGCGCTTGCGTCAACATGCCGGAATTTATGGTGAGCGGCGACGCATCGAACGCCAACTACAGCAGCACGATGGTGGCCGAAGGGCCAGCCGTGAAAACCTTCGAGGGCTTGCAAGCCGAGCAGCGCGACGACGACTTGCCGATCCTATACCGCGCCTTGAGGTCGGCAGCGTCCAAGATCAACGGGCCATTTCCAGTCGAAGCCATCGATGCTATCGAGATCATCGTCGGATTCCCGAACATCATCAGCCGCAACCGAATCCAAGAGACGCAGGCGAATCAAATCCTGTTCACTTCGCAAATCATGTCTCCGCAGACTTGGTGCAGCAAGGAAGGACTCGACTACCAGCAAGAGCAAGCGAACTTCCAAGACCACTTCGACAACACGGGCCAGCGCCCAGGCGATTGGCTGAACCAACCGGAACCAAACAACAGCGGCATGGCCGGTGACGATGCGATCCCGCCGACGATTGGACAGCCGGTTCAGGTTGGTGGCCAGACGCGATTGAACATGCCTGCGCCGGTCGATTCGGGCGGCACGCCATTTCAGACGGGCGGATTCCCATTGAACCGAGTCAGCGGACAAACTCCTCCCATCGACAACGGACCAAAGGCACGCAAGGGTCAGCCGGTAGAACGGGCAGACGACTTGGCGTTCTACAACATGAACGCGATGGGAGCGGAGCCGGGCGATAGCGACGGCAACTTGCATGAAGGGGGCCCGGGAAGCGGGCCACACGCAGGAGGCGGCAAGGTTCCCTATGGCGTCGTGTCGGCTTATCGGGACACAGTTCAGGCTGAACACGATGCAGCCTCGAAGGATTTGCAGAAGTTTCCGAAAGACGAGACGGGATTGACGCCCGATCATGTCAAGGCAACGCCCGAATACCAAGTTGCGAAAGCTAAATACGTCGGCGCTCAAAACAAGCTGCGCGATGTCAATGCCCATTTACAGAAGCACTACAAGGGGGAAGAGCGTGAAGCGACCAACAAGAGACGGGAAGCGAAGCTAGTGTCACTGCCGATGAGCAAGGAAACCAACGGAGCGGCGACATGACGACACCGAAGAAACCGGCCAAGCCAAAGCCGCCAGAGAAGTTTGTAAACCTGTTTCATGCCGGAATCAAGCGACCGCCGAAATGGACCGTTTCAGGCACGACGATTGACGTTCCGGCGAGACCTTCCCATTACTTCGGAAAAGACCCCGTATGACAACTCACGAACTCGCCCTATTAGAACGCATCCGCTCGCGCCCCGACATTCTCGCCGGCTTGCCGATCATCGTCGGACCTGCCAAGCGAATCCTGTCCGCCGGAGAAGCGCACGGCTCGCAAGACATCATGCCGGTGCTGGGCATCTTACAACAGCTTTCCATCGGCAAGACGCCGGCGCAAATCATGGCCGAGGTGAAGTGGCTCACGGCCGACGACATTGAAGCGTGCAAATTGTGGTGGCGGAAGATGCAGGACATCGACACGCGAGCGGACGGCGAACGGGTGGACGTGCGGGCGCTGCCGAACGGGTATCACGACACGACCGAAGAATGGTTGCAAGAGACGACGAAGGATATGCAGTAAATGAGGGTAGTTGCTCTCTATTTCGGGGCTTGTGTCCAGCCGCCTCAGCGGCAGCCCTGTAGGGTGGTTACTTCACTACCAAGTCGCACCACTTAACCGCTGGCGTCCAAAGCGCTTTGGCAATCAACGATTACTGGCAGGTGTCGCCGAGCAGATTATAGCAAATGCCCCACAAGCCCGCAAAACTTGACCCGGTATCCGACCGCCTTCGCGCCCGGCTGCATCAAAAGGCCATCGACGCGGTAGCCCGCGAACAAGCGGCGGCCGACGCCTGCGACCGAATCGCAGCTAGTTATGCGCGGAAGGTCATGGCGGCGCTGCCAACGGATGAAGGGCACACTCTCAACTGGCATCGCATCCGAGAGATATGCAAACCGTTCTGGCACGAAATGGCGTTAGAGATCGACCGGCAGTTACGGGTCATGCTCGATTGGTCGCACAAGTACACGACGGGGATTCTCTTGGATACCGTGCCGCAACGGTGGTTCAGGGGGATTGTGCCGTGGCTGCCGGTGAGTGAAGGATTGCAAGAGGGTGGAGTCGGGAGCGGCGTGCGGGGCCATACGACGGCGCATGACAGCGGCACGGCGCACGTCGCAACTCTGCCAATCGACACCGACCATAGCACCGAGCAAGGAATCAAGGCAGCGGCGGAAAAGTGGTATCAGTCGCTCGACGGCGACCATCAGCTAAAGGTCGAAACCTGGACCGGTGGAGACCACGTTCGGGTTCGGCGCGGCGAAGTCAACGGCAAGCCTGATCGTGAATGGGATGAAGCCTTGGCATCGGCTCCGAAATACAACGGCACCGTCTATCGAGCCGTGAGTGTATCTCCGGACGATTTGAAAGGCTGGAACGGCGACAAGAGCGAATTGACGATCAACGCTTCATCTTCGGCGTCTCGCGACCCGACGCATAGTGGCAAGTTTCTCGGCCGCGGAAATGGCACGCTCCTCAAGATCAACACGCGCAACGGACGCAGCATCGAAGCCCCGTCGATTTCGGAGGGCATCAACGATGAGCGCGAAGTCATCTTGCCTCGTGCCAGTCATTACCGCGTGGTCAAGATCGACCGTGACGTAACGATTCATTCGCAAGGCAAGAGCTTCCGAGCGCCCTATGTCGTCGAATTGGAGGAAAAGGAACCGGCTAAAGAATCGCGCATAGTTCAGCCTGGTTTGACGGAGCAGAAAGCCGGCGAGTCGCGTTTCATCGAAACCGAACCCGATACGTTTATCACCGTCGCACCGCTTCGCGAAGCCACCGTAGACGATCCAGACACCGACGACCCGGACGAAAACAAAACCGCCGAGCCTGTGTCGCTCATTACCGGCGACGAGTGGGCCGACATTACCGCCCGCGTGCTATTCCCACCACCCTCAGAGCAGACCGTATCGAGCATCATCTACGGCACTGGCGTAACGGGTGGCCCGAACTGGCCGCAACGCCTGGCGAACTGGTCCAAGCAGCAGATCGACCCGGACCAATTGGCCAGCACGCTCGCCACGGGATTGAGCCAAGGAAAGAATCTCAAAGAACTATCGGCCGACGTGAAGGACCAATTCCAAACGGCCGGCAGCACGGCGAAGCGGATTGCGCGGAGTGAAGCCCATCGGGTGAACCTCACGACCCAAGATAATTCGTTCAAGGGCATCGGGCCGCTGATGACCGGGCGGATGTATCAATGCCAACTCGATTTCAACACGCGCCCGACGCACGCGATTTACCACGGGCAAGTATTCGCACTGGACGAGCCATTACCGGGAACGCTATCAGAGCCCAATTGCCGTTGCCACTTGTCGCCGGTATTGTCGTCGCCAGAGTCGATTGAGAATGACCCGAACATCGCAGCCCAGTTCGCCAATGCAGCCGGGCGCGATATACCCGACCCCTCGGCCTACGATCAATGGTTCGATCAGGCCGATGAGCAGCAAAAGCGGTTAGCCGTCGGCGCGGTGAAGTATCGGCTGATGAAAGAGCGGCTGGGCACCGAACCGCAATGGTCCGACTTCCTGCATCCCGAAACGGGCGCGATTCTCAGCAAGGCGGAACTCGCGGCCGAGACGACGGCGCAGCGATTGGAACGCACGGCAGCGGCCAGCGGATTGATCCGGCAGCGGGGTGAAGCGTTCAAGCAAGTGAAGAATGTCGGGTTCCTTTTGCAAAGGGCAGCGGGATGATTGCGATGGCACGGAAACAGCCGCTTCGGAAATACCACAAGCAAGAGAAGCGACTTCGCCTCGGAGTCGTGGCGCTCTATTGCGAGCATGGCTTTCGTCTGCTCGCCGGCTCGTCGCGGGAGCGGTTCACCTACTATTACGCGCGGAAACAAGACGGCAATCTTGCCGACTGTGGCTGCTCGCGCAAAGAGCGGCGAATCTCTTAGGTTACAGAGTATGTAACTCTGTTATTAAACCGGCCGCTTGAACTCTCTATCGTTCAAGCATGGGAACCGCGACTCAACAACGCAAGCGCAAAGCGGCACGCATCCAAGAGCGTGTAGCGGCACCGGCTCAACAGCCGTCGCCCTATCGCGTGCTGACGGAAGTTGTGTCGTGGGCCGGAAGCAAGCCGACCATCGACCGCGAGAAGTCGATCATCCCCGGCGTGAAAGTGCTGGGGCTGCAATCGGCGAACGGCCGGACCTACACCGAAGCCTGCGCCGCCAAAGCGGTCAACGATCGGCTCTACGAAAACGCACGGGTGAATCTCAATCATCCGGTCGGCAATCCGCAGACGCCGCGAGACTATCAAGACCGGCTCGGCCAGCTTCGCAATATCCGGCTCGATTCGACCGGCGGCATCATCGGCGATCTGCACTTCAATCCGAAACACCAACTGGCGGAACAACTACTCTGGGACGCCGAGAACTCACCAGACTCTTGCGGCCTTTCGCACAACGTCCAGGCCAAGACGCGCATGGACGGCAATCGCGTTGTGGTGGAACAAATCTACAAAGTGCAGGGCGTCGATCTTGTCGCCGACCCGGCAACGACCCGTTCACTTTACGAGTACGACAGCCCCATAACCGGGAGCGGAGGACGTATGCCTGACTCTAACTGCCCCACTGATCCGAACGCCCCGACGATGCCCATGAACGCGCCTCCGCCGAAGCTCAAAGAAGACGACGAGGACGGTGACGCCGGCGGCGATCCGAAGACCGCGATTGCGAACGTCTTCAACGCCAAGATTCAGGCGCTCACGAACGACGACACCGCTGACCCGATGGAGACCGGCGCGAAGATCAAGAAGCTCTTGCAGGCCAAAGCCAAAGCCTTGCAGCACCTTGACGACGCGCTCGGCGACGACGACAGCGATACGAGCGACGACGAGGAAGACGACGACGGCATGGAACATCTCCGGCCCAAGAAAACCAAGGGTAATCCCGTGACCGAATCGAAAGAACTGGCCGACGCCAAGGCGCAAATTGCCAAGTTCCAAGCTAAGGAACGCGCTCGCAAACTGCTCGTCGAGGCGCAATTGCCGCCGCAAGCCTGCACTGAGTTGTTCCTGAAGCAACTCACCGAGGCCGACGAAAAGATGCAGCAAATGATGATCGAGGAACGCCGCCTGTTCTGCGAATCGACCAACATGCAGCGCCCGCGCAGCCGCGACGAAGCGTTCAGCGAATCTTTCGATCCGACCGGCGGGCGCAAAGGTCCGCCGGCGACGGCGAAAGACCTGCTCGAATCCTGCCCGGCCATCGAAGGCTAAACCAATCCACAACAGCGCCCTTGCATAAAGGTTAGAGGCTATGGCCAGCAAATTCGTTCGCTACGACAACGATAAGATCGTCTCGCGCAATCCGGGCTTCCACGAAGACTTCAAGTCTTTGTACACGCTCGCCTCGACGACGCTGTTGAACTCGACGTTGACCGGCTCGACGCCGACGGCCGTGATTGCCGCCAGCGCGTTGGGCGGTGGGCAGTTGTCGCTGTTCACCGATACCACGGTCAACAACGAAGCCTACGCCTGGACGGCGCTGAACCTGTTCCCCGGCTTCCTGACGAATCAGCCGATGGTCGTCGAATGCCAAATGCAGTGGACCGAGGCCAACACGAACAAGGCCGGGGTCATCTTCGGTTTCGCTTCGGCGACGAAGGCCGGAATTCTGGCAGACACGACCGGCGTGCCGATCTCGACAACGATGTCGGCGGCGTTCCTCTACAAGCTCAAGGGCACGACGAACTGGCATTCGCTCACGTCGGTTGGCACCACGCAAGTCGATACCGACCTGACGAAGCAAAACAACTTCCCCGGCGTCTCGGCTGCCGGTGGACCGCCGCCCAACGCGACTTCCGACGCGAACCAGCATTTGTACCGGGTGGAATTCTACCCGCAAAGTTCGACGCTCGGCGAAGCCCGCTACTTCATCGACGACGCCTTCATGCACCGCGATGTCTTCACCACGACGAGCAGCGTGGCGATGTACGCCATCGTCGGGATCAAGAATCTCAACGGAACCAACGCCGAAACCCTGGTCGTCACCGACTTCTGGGGCCGCGTGCAAAAACTCCCGGTCACGGCGCTCACGATCTAACTCACCCGCGTTTTCTCTTTCGGAACTCAGCAGAGGCAACTCAAATGTATCACGCCAGCCTGTATCGAAACTGGGCCCGAGAATATCGCGCCTGCGGACGCAATTCGCTGGCTAAGGCGACATTCTTGAAGTCGCTCCGCGAGGCGTTCAAGTCCAAAGCTTACGAGGACGGTAAGATTTCCTTGCGCGAAGTTGCCGAAGAAACGATCCCCGATGGGCGGGAATTCGTGCGGGCAATGGACCCCCAGCGCGGCGGAATCATGCTCGCCGAAGCTGTTGATGCCGTCGATACGTCGGCGTTCTCCAACATCATCGGCCAGTTGGTCATCAACAAGGTATTGGAAGGGTACAGCGACGAGGAATTCAAGTTCACCGCCGTCGCCCAGCACATCAACACCAAGTTCAGCGGCGAGCGTGTGCCTGGCATCGGCGGCATGGGTGACGTGGCCGAAGCGATCGGCGAAGGGAAGAATTTCCCCACGGTCGGCCTGAACGAAGACTACATCGACACGCCGGCGACGACCAAGCACGGTATGATCGTACCGGTGACGAAGGAGGCGATTTTCTTCGACCGGACGAATCTTGTCATGCAGCGGGCCGGCGAAGTCGGGCACTTTCTTGGCTTGAACAAGGAAAAGCGAATCATCGACTGCTTCATCGACGGCAACACCGCCGCCTACCGCTACAAGTGGAAGGGGACGGTCTATGCGACCTACCAGGCCACTTCGCCGTGGATCAACGTCAAGACCACGAACGGGCTTTCAGACTGGACAAGCGTGCAAAACGCAGAACTCCTCTTGGCTCAAATGACCGATCCGAATACGGGCGAAGTCATCACCGTGCTGCCCGACATGCTCGTCGTGCCGCCGGCCTTGCTCCACACGGCTTTCCAGATCGTCAAGGCCACTGAGGTTCGCAAGGTGGCGAACAACTCGGCCGGCACGGCCAACACCTGGACCAACGGCCCAAATCCGTTGGAAGCCAATCCGCTGGCGCAGAGCGGCTACGACATCCTGTCGAGCCGCGTCTATCGGCAGCAGGCGCTCAAAGCCAACTCCGGCACGGCGGATACCAATTGGTATCTGACCAACATCAAGAAACACCTGGCCTATTTCGAGAACTGGCCGATCACCGTGGTTCAGGCTCCGCAGAACAGCGAAGCCGAATTCACGCAAGACGTGGTTGTACGGTTCAAGGCCAGCGAACGCGGCTCGCCGGCCACGCTCGATCCCCGCTACACGGTGCAGAGCAACGCCTAACCAAGACCCATGAAAAACGTGCTGAAACAAACTGGCGGCGGAACGGCCACGATGGAACCGGAAATCACCAACGTCGTGACACCGGATCCTGCCCCTGGGGCGAAAGTGCCGCGCTACCACACGGTTCACCTGGCTTGCCCAACGCCTCTGACGATCAACCCCATGAAGGTTGAAACGAGCGACCCGTCTGAAGCGTGGCGGGAGTTTTGCAAGGCCAACGGGATTTCGGACAGCATCCACGAAAAGACAATCACGCCGCTCTACAGCTAGGGCGGCGCAAGCCCAGTAGAGCTAGCGATGGCGAACCGGATTTCCTACTTTTCGCGTGCGATTCTGGGCGTGTCGATCACGGCCAGCAGCACCACCACGCAGGAAATCACGTTTGTCCGTGCGGGTGGGCCGGGATATATCTTTGTCCCGTCTGGCTCCAACCTGACGAGCCTCACCTTCTACGGCGCTCCGTGGACGTTGACGGACGACGAAGGTGTCGGGCAATCGACCGGATACACCTACCTGGCTCTCTACGGCCCGGACCTGCTCTACGGAATCGCCGTCGGCTCGGCGTTGTCAATTACGGTGGCTGCCGGAAAGGCGTATCCCATTCCTTCGGTGTTGTTCGGTTGCCGGGGCGTCAAGATCGTCGGCAACACGACTGGAACAATCGACCTCTGTTACAACGGGTAAACAATCATGGCCTCGACACGACTCGCCAACTGTCTCAATACGCTGCTCTGCGATAACACGCTTGGGGCGGAACTCGCCAGTTTCGGCGCGAACAGCAACGTGCAGCTATTCAGCGCTAACGGCAATTACTCGGTTCCGGCCAATGCTCATATCATCGACGTGCTGGTCGTCGCCGGCGGTGGCGGCGGTGGCGCAGGAGCGTGCAACACGACCGCCAATTTCATGTCCGGCGGATTCGGCGGTGGCGGTGGCGGAGTGAGCGCCTACCGTTTCATGGCTGCCGATCTATCTTCGCCTGTCACGATCGTTGTCGGCGCAGGCGGCGCGGGCGGAGTTGCCGCGAATACGACCGGCGCAGGAAACAACGGCGCGAACGGCAACAACAGCAGTTTCGGCTCGCTCTTGGCGGTCGGCGGAGCGAACGGCCACGGCGGCAACTTGGCTGGCGGCGTCGGCGGTGTCGCTGGCAATGGGACGCTCGGCCAATCGGGAAACGGCGGCAATGGAACCGGATCGGGCGCGGCAGGCAATGCCGGCAACGGCGCGGCCACGACGCTTACGACGACAGGGGGTGGTGCGGGCGGTGGCTGCAATAACGCCACGACGCTCACGGCCGGCGGCGCGGGCGGCAATCAATCGCTCGGTGCCAATGGCGGGGCCGGTGGCGCTGCGGCAGTCAGCGGCACCGTGGCAGCTTCTCCGGGCTTGATCGGCAACACGCTGGGCGCGAATGTCCAAGGATGCGGGGGCGGGGGCGGTGGCTCGTCCAATAACGGGGCCAGCAATAACCTTGGCGGCGGCAACGGCGGGGCCGGAATCAATGGCGGTGGCGGTGGTGGTGGTGGTGCCTGCATCACCGGCAGCAACGCGGGAACGGGCGGCGCGGGTGGCAATGGTTTTGTTTTGGTCGCGGCTTACTTCTAAGAATCGACGATGGACCGCAAGACGCTCTATACGCTGAACATCGGCAACTTCGCGCCGACCGTGACGGAGATCACCTATCCGCTCATGCGGCACTATGCCCGCAAGATCGGGGCGGATTTCGTCATCATCACCGAACGGAAATTCCCCGGTTATCCGATCCCGTATGAGAAACTCCAAATCTATGAGTTGGCCCAAGAACGGAAAGATTCATGGGTTTATTATATCGACGCCGACGCGATGATCCACCCAGAAGCCATCGACTTCACCAATTACATCCCGAAAGACACCGTGGCCCACAACGGCCAAGACTTCGCCGCGGTGCGGTGGAAGTACGACAAGTATTTCCTCCGCGACGGCCGCAGCATCGGCTCTTGCAATTGGCTGGCCATTGCCTCGGAATGGTGCCTTGACCTTTGGAAGCCGCTCGACGACCTGACGCTGGAAGAAGCGGTTGCGAATATCAATATTACGGTGGCCGAAAGCCGCAGCGGAGTTATCGACCGGGAACATTTGCTCGACGACTACACGCTGTCGCGGAACATCGCCAAGTACGGGCTGAAGCACACGACGATCAAGGCCATGTCGCAACGAGTCTTTGGGCAGGAGTTGGCGTTCTTTTGGCACGCCTATGTGTTGCCGGTGGCCGACAAGACGGCGCAAATGCGGCGGGTGGTCAAGCGGATCATGGACAAGGACGGGCAACCGAACGGCTGGGGAATCCGCGATGTGCTGCGGGATTTGTCGCCGGTCGAATTGGATTGGCTCGACGAACCGGACGACAGCGGCCCGATTGACGGACAGACGCGGGAGTGCCAGTGGAAGCCGGCGGAGTTGGTGGAGTTGGTGGAGGCCGCGTAAATGGCTCTCGACGTAAATGCTCTTGTGACGCAGCGGGATGCGATTGTGGCCCAATTGGCGGCCCTGGTCGCCAAGCCCGATTACAGCATCGAAGGGCGGAGCATTCAGTGGGCCGGTTTGCAATCGAAGTTGATGGACCAACTGACGGCGATCAATAAACTCATCGACATTGCCGAAGGGCCGGTCGAAATTCATAGCGAGGGCTTTTGCTGATGAGCGACGACGAAAAACAATCTGAACCGCTCGGCCCGTGCGAACTCTCGAAGCTCGCGGCGGACGCGACCGAAGCCTGCGCGAAGATCCACGGCGAATCGTCGGCAGACGCCATGATCCACGCCGAGAACGCCTGCAAGGTCAGCGGCGCGGACGCGGCCGAACATCATCGCAAGGCGGCGGCGGAACACGACATTATCGGTTCGACGTTCCCCTACGGACGCGGCGAACTCGCTAAGGCTCATTTGAAAGCCGCAGAGGCGCATCGGGCAGCGCAGGCGGCGCACGAGGTGTCGGGTGGCTGATATTTCCGTTACGGCCGCTTCGGTATTGCAAGGCGCGAGCCCCGGAACCGGCAACGGTGTCGCGGCGGCGGGCGTAACGATTACCGCTGGCGAGACACTCTACACCAACGCCAGTGGCCAACTTGCCCTATCGCAAGGCACGTCGGCCACTCTCGCTAAATGCACAGGAATTGCCCTGAATGGCGCATCGCCTGGGCAGCCGGTGAATTACATCAAGAGCGGAAACTTGACTTTGAATGCCGCCCTGACGGTAGGAATCACCTACTGCGTCAGTGCCGCGAACGCCGGAAAGATTGCCCCCATCAGCGATTTAAGCAGCGGCAGCTATACGTTCATCCTCGGCGTGGCGACGACGACCACGAATCTCAGCCTGATTATGGCCGGTCCTAATCCCTTAACGGCGCAATGACCATGAAGCTCTCAGATTTGCAACTCGATACGCCACGGTGGATTGAGGAAGGGCTGGATTATGCGGCGGAAGGTGGGCCCGGAAGTGGACCACATCCGGGCGCGAAAGGCGCGGCAAGTACGGCACACTTTGCGACGGCAGATGCTCTTTCGACCTCGACTGGATCCAATACACCGGAGACGAACGAGCATCAAAACAATGCGCGAATTGCAACGAGAAGCGCGACACAATCGGCGGTCGGCGGCAAATATGACGAAGCCCAACAAAATCATTTGTCAGCGGCCAAACATCATCAATTGGCTTCGGAGGCCCATTCGGCTGCCGCACAACACAAAATTGCATCGGGCGATGCTTATGCGGCACAAGGACACATGCGTGCCGCAAAGGCGAACACCAAAGCTGCGGACGCACACCTCGCTGCCGCAAAGGCATATTCCGGGTGAGCCGTGGTCAGTTTCGATTGTTCAGGCGACTTCGTAGCAGTCACGGACGGCCTGGTTGCCCTGTCGATCATCCCGCACCCGGATTTAGTGCCGCCGACGACAACGCAAAACGTCACGCACGCCCTCGGAAAGTCAGTCACGACGCGGGAAGCGGCAGCTTCCAACGGCCGCTACCAACTCGGCGATAGGTTTTGGACGTTCCCGGCTGCGGAAGGAACGCCGTCGCTGGGCAGCGTGCTGGTCGATCCGTCCGGCGAACAGTGGACGATCATCGACCAAAACAAAGAAGACCTAATGGCCCTCTGGAAATGCACGGGGCGCAATCTGGCAATCACCGGGAACCTTAACGAGTATGTCACGATCTTGAAGCGGACGATTACCAAGGGCACCAGCGGGGCCGTGGAATCGTCGTGGCCGATCTGGAAGCAGAACGTGCGGGGGCGGTTGCAAGAGTCGAGCAGCAATCGCAGCGAGCAGCACGGCCGGCAGAGCGGCACGATCACGGCCAAGGTATTTACGGCGGTGCAATACAAGC